CAACTATTAGGAGGTTAACATGAAGATAGACAATATGTATTTAGAAGTCATGGGTAAGATGTATAAAGTCGTGCCAGTTGGCGAGAACATTATAGGTATAACTCTTGAAACAGACAGACATGGTGTTCAACAAGTTGTTCAAAATGGAAAGTTGATTCAAGGCTCTATAGAAATAGGTGCCACAGAAGAACAGATACAAGAGAATGTGTTTGAACATGAAGTGCCTAGCTTGGAGATAAACTAATGGCTAAGATTAAATTTAATATTAGTAGAGAAAGCCAATTATATGATAAAGCCATGGGGGAAGTTTTAGAACTTCCTCAATGTGCTGACTACATAACGTTTTGCAAAGAAGCACACAATCGTTGGTTGAAGCTGATGTTGAATGAAAACTTAATAAACATAAAAGAATATAGAGAGGGGGTTGTAGAATGTTAGTAAGACAATTATAACAATTAGTCGGAAGATTAAGGGAGTTTTATGCTCCCTTTTTTTATGCCTCGGAGTCCCAATGGATCACAAAAATAGGTCGGTGACGGCGTCTGAGGAGGGGGTGGGACACAAATCTGGGTGCAAGTATATATATACACACAAGGTTAATAACTCATACAAACAAAAAACATATTTAACACATTTCATCTTTTTATGTTAATATCAGATTTTAACCACGAGGTATCCTATGGAAGAAGATATGATGGATATGCAGGTACAACCTGTTATGCAACCAGAACAACCGATGATGCAAGGGACTCCTGCCCCCCAAGAATCTCCTGGTCAAATGCAACAAGATTTAGACCAAATATCAGGATCTGAGCAAGAAGAGGCTAAACAAGCCCTCATGCAAATTATAAAAATTTTACAACAAATGGTATCTCAAGGTGCTACAGATGAGCAGATAGAGGCTTTTTTGCAAGAAGTTGGTATAACTATGGAAGAATTGCAACAAGCTAGGGAGATGTTTGGCATATGATGAATATGAAGCAGATGTTAGGCGAAGCTGGTAGAACCATGTCAAATTTAGATATGCTAAAAAATAAAAATATGCGTGACATTTTAGGTGAAAGTGGTAAAACTATTTCCAATACTGATAAAAGAATTGGAGAAATTATGGCTCGTATGCCAGACGGTGGGCCCAGATTTGAAGACAGATCTCCTGAAAACCAAATGTTCTCTATTGACGCACAGATAGAAAACCTTATGAAATCCTACAATATGCTTGTAAATGCCAATGAATTTGGTAGAGCACAGGAAGTTGCAGACCAAATAGACCAACTACAACAGCAAAAAATAGGTATTCAAGCTCAAAATGTACCGTTTATGTTGCAATCAGGACCTTTAACAGACCTATCTAGTAAAATAGGACCTATGATGGGCACTCTTGGAGCTATGGGCGAAAGTGCTAGAACCATATCAAATCAAGACAGAGAAGCTATATCTAGCCTACTAGATTCTATATCTGAGTAGCCAAACATGGCTACAAGAAAGGAAATACTTTCAGATCTAAGCAAAAAGATAGCCGAAGGCAACATTCGTGAGGCTTATCGTGACTTTGAAGAACTACCAATAGTAGATCAAATAGCTGTAAGCATATCTCCTGGCGTTGGAGATGCTATTGCAGCCTACGAGGTAGCAGAGTTTGGTCGTAGAGCTAAAACCAACATACAAGACAAAGATAGACTAGGTGCTGCAGGCAATATAGCCTTGTCTGGATTAGCTGGTATAAGCTTAATACCCTTATTACGATTCCTTCGTGGTGCAAAAGCTGTAGCAAAAACTGGTACGAAAGTAGCAGAGGCTCCCAAGAAAACCGAGAAACCCCCTGTTGAAGAGCCGTTACAACTTTCTGCACCCAAGGATCTACCTGAAGTAGAATTACCAGAGGTTTTGCCTTTTGTTATTAAGTCTGTGGATGAACTTGCATATGGCACGACACAACCATCTTTACCTATGCAATCTAAAGCAAGAAAGTTTTTACATGGATATTACAAAAAGCTTGATCCAGATATTAATGAACTTAGTCCAGAGGATTGGGTAAAAACACTGACTAACCCAAATAACGAAATACCACTTGGCGAACTTAGATTGCTTAACGTTTTAGATGAACTCAATCAAATACACCCAAAGCTCATAAAAGAGGCTGCAGGATCAGAAAAAATATCTAAAGGATTCCTTGATAATTACATGGAGCGTCAGCAAAGAGATGCTTTACAAGTAAGAGGTGCCCCGCCTGGTAAATTAGAATCACCAGACACTACTTTTGCAAACGAAGCTGTAAAACGTACTCAACAACAAAAACTATATTTTGTTCGTGGTGCTGGTGAACAAAGAACTAGACCTGATCATTATAGAGATCTTGTTTATTCTGACGGCGTAAAGGGCAATAACGCCTATGCATTTGATGGTGTTGGCACCTTTAAGCCTGAACTGAGACTGCAAGGATTAAAAGACAATTTTGCTGCGGGAGATTTGCCTGAAGATAAAATGTACGCTCTATCTCCAGAAATATTTGAAACCATAGAAAAAGGTTTAAAAGAACTTAACGTACAAGATACAGATACTTTTGCAGATATTTTCAGAGTGCAATCAGATTTTATGAAAGAAATAGGTGACTCACGTAATTTTGTAAATCCTAAAACAGAAGCAAAGAAAATTAAAGATATTTTAAGATATAACAAGTTTGTAGATGAAATAAATCCAATATTAGCTAATACAAGATCTATGGATACTCTTGCATCAAGCACTATAACTAGAATGGATGCTACAAGTGATGTTAAAAAATTAGGTGTAGATGAATTTACAATAGAGCCAAAAGACATAGAAGCTATAACTGGTAAATCTTATAAAGAATCATTAGACAAATCACCAGAAGAAATATTTTATATGCTTGATGAAACAGGTAAAAAGCAAAAATATATTGATGTACCTAATAATCCTGAAGCATTATCACAAGCATACTTTAAAGATTTATACAAAGACGATAAAGCTTTTATAGATTTACAAAACGGTGCACGCATTTTAAAGAAAGCTGTAGTGCCTAAAATGGATTTTTCTGGTAAGTTTAAAATAGATCCTTACTTTGAAAAGTCTACCAGTAATGAAATGAAACTTCCTGTTAGATTTAACGTATTACAAGCATACAAATCAGGGGCAGATGGTGTGCATATAGGTGACGCACAAGCAAATGTAGAGGGTTCTCCTAGTATTATTTTAGAAAAATATGCAAGAGGAGAAAAGGAAATAGATAAAATATTAAATGAACTTGGTATTACTAATAAAAAAGGCGTAACTACTAAAATATCAGGAACAGGCACAGAATATGACGGCACTTATCTTAAATTCACGGATGATGTGAAAAAGGCTATTGAAGAACAAGGTATTAACGCATTTAAGCTTGGTGGACCTGTAGATATCAATAAAATGTTAGCCGAGTTATGAACCTAGCACACCTATCTGACCAAGAAATAAAAGAAACCTTAGTTCTTAAAGAACGCCTTGAACTACTGAAAAATCAAGCAAAATGTCAAGATAGTTTCTTAGAGTACGTTAAATACATGTGGCCAGAGTTTATTTGTGGTCGACATCACAAAATCTTTGCACAAAAGCTAGAAGACGTGGCAAACGGCAAAATCAACCGTTTAATCGTCAATATGCCCCCCAGACATACTAAATCAGAGTTTTGCTCTACCTATTTTCCTGCTTGGATTATGGGTAAGCAACCAAATCGTAAGATCATGCAGACTACTCACACAGGCGAACTAGCTGTAAGGTTTGGTCGTAAGGTCAGAAACATGATGGATACCGATGAATATAAGCGTATCTTTGACAAAGTAGAACTACAAGCTGATTCTAAGTCAGCAGGTAGATGGGAAACAAACAAAGGCGGCGAATACTTTGCAGCTGGTGTCGGTGGTGCTATTACAGGTCGTGGTGCAGACTTGCTTATCATTGATGATCCACATTCCGAACAAGATGCTCTTAGTCCTAGTGCTCTTGAATCGTGTTATGAATGGTACACTTCTGGGCCTAGACAGCGTTTGCAACCTGGTGGTGCCATTATATTAGTCATGACGAGGTGGAGTACTATAGATCTCACTGCAAAACTACTTGATGCACAGAAAGAAGAAGCTGCAGATCAGTGGGAAGTTGTAGAGTTTCCTGCCATATTTCCTGAAACAAACAATGCTTTATGGCCAGAGTTTTGGCAACTAGACGAGTTAAACAAGGTAAAAGCATCACTACCTGTACAAAAATGGAACGCACAATGGATGCAGAACCCAACATCTGAAGAGGGATCTATAATCAAGCGTGAGTGGTGGAACATCTGGGAAAGCGACTCATTACCACCTGTTAGCTATATCATTCAAAGCTACGATACTGCTTTTTCTAAAAAAGAAAACGCAGATTATTCTGCTATATCTACTTGGGGTATCTTTCGTCCTACACCAGATTCACCAGATTGTATTATTTTGCTAGACGCACAAAAGGGTAGATGGGACTTTCCAGAACTCAAACGCATAGCCTACAACGAATACAAATATTGGGAGCCAGACATGACACTAATTGAGTCAAAAGCCTCTGGAACACCATTAACGCATGAACTTCGCAGATTAGGTATACCTGTTGTCAATTATTCGCCAACAAGAGGACACGATAAATCCACTCGTATGCACTCTGTTGCACCTATATTTGAGTCTGAACTAGTATATGCACCACAACGTAAGTTTGCAGAAGAAATGATAGAGGAGTGTGCATCATTTCCTTTTGGTAAAAACGATGATTTATGTGATACTATGACTCAAGCTCTGATGAGATTCAGAGAGGGTGGTTTAGTTTCGCTTGAAGATGACTATTCAGATCAAGAGAAAGCACCAGTTAGAAGGGTATATTATTAATGGCGATAGAAAAACAAATTAATCCGACCGTACTCAACGAAGAAAATCAAGTCCCATTAGGTGATGAAGGCATGGAGATAGCCTTAGCTGCTATTGAAGATGCTAGAGAAGAAGATTTCATCATGCAAGAAGATGGCAGTGCAATACTAGAATCTAGCTTGCAAGAGGCTACCGAAACAGGTTTTGATGAAAACTTAGCAGAGTCTATGGAAGAATCAGAACTTATGCAGATAGCTAATGAGCTAGTAGACGGCATAGAAAAAGACAAAGCATCACGCGAAGACTGGGAAAGAACTTACACAGATGGTCTTAAATACTTAGGTATGAAGTTTGACGATGAAAGATCTGAACCTTTTGAAGGTGCATCTGGTGTTATACATCCACTCCTGGGTGAAGCGGTAACTACATTCCAAGCACAAGCCTACAAAGAATTATTACCCTCTGGTGGACCAGTAAAGACACAAGTTGTTGGTAGGTACGACACAGCAGTAGAAGAGCAAGCACAAAGAGTATCTGAGTTTATGAACTATCAGATTGTGCATGTTATGGAAGAGTTTGATGAAGAATTAGACCAAATGCTATTTTACTTGCCTTTAGCTGGATCAGCCTTCAAAAAAGTCTACTATGATGAAAGTTTAGGTAGAGCTGTTTCTAAGTTTGTAGCACCCGAAGATCTAATCGTACCGTATTACACCACAGACCTAGAAACTTGCCCTCGTATTACTAACGTGGTCAAAATGCCTGAGAACGAAGTAAAAAAACTACAGGCTATGGGTTTTTATCGCAAAGTAGATATAAAT